TTTCAACCTCGCATCGTTGCAAACCAACCTACGCTTGCAGAAGTAGGCGGAGATATAGTCAGAGGACTTTTTGGTGGTAAAGCAGAAAGACCTTTCTTCACTTCTCCCGACGCTCCTCCTGGAAGAGAGACAGGTTTGGACTTTGCAAACATGCTACCAGCACCAGAGAGAACAGAAGGCATTATTCCTGCCATACTAAACACAGGTGGTATTGGTGGTATTGTTTTAGACGCATTTAGAAATTTACTCAGAGGTCAAGAAGAAGAGGAGGAGCAACAAGCGATGCCCTCAGCTTTTACAACAAACCCTGCATATTTTATCAACCCAGGAGATCTCACACCTAAAAACATTGAAGCGACTGAATTACTAGGTTCACCAACAACACCTCCTAATCAACCAGGTGGTCTTTCTCTAGGACAGGCAGCGCCAGGTGGTAGAGACCCTTCGGAGGATACGATATCATCAGTTAGCGAAGTGCCAGCGAATATTGGTGGCTTTGCTGTTCAAGGAGCACCTGTTGATTTTATTACAACTGACAGAGCTTTCTTTTATCCAGAGGACTACACACTGCCTTTTACAAACACTCAAATTCCAAGTCTTGGAAGATTTATTGAAAGTGTGTTTACAGGAGGACAAGGAGCTGAAGCAACAGAAAGGTTAACACCTGCGGGTGAGGCCTTGTACAAAACTCTTACCGAGCAAGAGGGTTTGACCAGAGACGAGGCTATTTCTAGAATACGATTACTAGAGGGAACTTCCTTTGCTATGGGCGGATCAGTTCCACCTGAAAAAGGACCAATGTCTCAAGGCGTGGGTTCTTTATTTCAAGAGAGGTAAAATTTAAATGGCAGAAATAGATAAAGCGTTACCTAATACAAAACGAACTAAAATAGATCTACCTGATCAAAAAGATATACAAGAAACTTTAGCTCAAGAAATAAATAGAGAACAAAGTGTTCCAGAAGAAGTAGAAGTTATTACGACAGAAGACGGAGGTGCAGAGGTAGCTTTTGATCCATCTCAAGCGATGATGGAGGGAAGCGAAAATCATTTTGCAAATCTAGCAGAATATTTGGAAGACGATGTATTAAATCCTTTAGGTAGTGAACTTAAAGGTATGTTTATAGATTACAAATCATCAAGAAAAGATTGGGAGGATTGTTACACTAAAGGTTTAGATCTTTTAGGTTTTAAATACGAAGACCGAGGAGAACCATTCCAAGGCGCAAGTGGTGCAACACATCCTGTCCTTGCAGAAGCAGTCACACAATTTCAATCACTAGCTTACAAAGAATTATTACCTGCTAGTGGTCCTGTTCGAACACAAATCATCGGAGCTCCAAGCACACTCAAAGAACAACAGAGCGAGCGTGTTAAAGAGTTCATGAATTATCAGCTCATGTCAGAAATGAAAGAGTATGAGCAAGAGTTCGATCAAATGCTTTTCTATCTTCCTCTCTCAGGCTCGACATTTAAAAAAGTGTACTACGATGAATTATTAGGTCGAGCCGTCTCAAAGTTTGTACCTGCAGATGATTTACTAGTTCCATATTCTGCAACTAGTTTAGAAGATGCAGATGCTATAATTCACAAAATAAATATTTCTGAAAATGATTTAAGAAAACAACAAGTCAGTGGATTCTATCGTGACATAGAGCTAGGTGACGCTAGTAACATGGATGACTCTATTGCAGAGAAGGAAAGAGAACTAGAGGGTATTCGTAAATCAGAAAAATCACCGGACATGTATACTTTGTTAGAGTGTCATGTTGATTTAGATTTAGAGGGTTTTGAAGAAAGCAACCCTGAAACAGGAGAAGCTACAGGGATTAAACTTCCATACATTGTGACTATCGAAGAGGGTAGTAGAGAAGTTTTAGCCATTCGTAGAAACTATGAAGCAAACGATCCTAAGAAAAAAAGAATTAATTATTTTACACATTTTAAATTTTTACCAGGTCTAGGTTTTTATGGCTTTGGTTTAATTCACATGATTGGTGGACTATCAAGAACTGCAACCGCAGCTCTGAGACAATTATTAGATGCAGGGACTTTGTCTAACTTACCTTCTGGTTTTAAGACAAGAGGTATTAGAGTCAGAGACGAGGCACAGTCCATTCAACCAGGAGAGTTTAGAGATGTGGACGCTCCGGGTGGTAATCTTCGTGAAGCATTTATGCCACTGCCATTCAAAGAGCCGTCAGGCACACTATTACAATTAATGGGCATTGTTGTACAAGCAGGCCAACGTTTCGCGTCCATCGCTGATATGCAAGTTGGTGACGGCAACCAAGGCGCTGCTGTTGGAACCACAGTCGCATTACTAGAGCGTGGCTCGCGTGTCATGTCTGCCATACACAAAAGATTATACAACTCACTGAAGAACGAGTTTAAATTATTAGTTAGAATATTTTCTTTGTATCTGCCACCAGAATATCCTTACGATGTAGTGGGTGGTCAACGCATGGTAAAGAAAACAGACTTTGATGATAGAGTCGATGTTCTACCCATAGCAGATCCAAATATCTTTTCGCAAACACAAAGAATTAGTTTAGCTCAAACACAACTACAACTAGCTCAAACAAATCCAAAGATACACAATTTGTATCAAGCCTATCGTAGTATGTACGAAGCAATTGGAGTTAAAAATGTAGATTTAATTCTACCTCCTCCTGCACCACCACAACCAATGGACCCAAGTATGGAACACATACAGTCCATGGCGGGGAAAAAGTTTCAAGCCTTTCCAAAGCAAGACCACAAAGCCCACATTGACGCTCACTTAAATTTTATGGGCACTAGCATGGTTAGAAATAACCCTACGATTATGTCTTTAGTGCAAAAAAATATTTTAGAACACATCTCTTTGATGGCACAAGAACAAATACAACTAGAGTTTAAGGATGAGATAATACAATTACAACAAATGCAGGCACAAATGCAACAACAAGCTATGACAGGCATGCCTCCACAACCAAATCCAATGATGGAACAGCTTCAAGTGACCATAGAATCTAGAAAATCTAAGCTAATTGCAGAAATGACTAAGGATTTTATGGAAGAAGAGCGTAAAATTAACTCTGCAGAGGACGTTGACCCACTAATTAAGCTAAAATCAAGAGAAGTAGACCTTCGCGCAATGGAAAACGAGCGCAAAAAAGAGGAGGGCGAGCAAAAATTAGAGATAGAACGAGCAAAATTAGTTCAAGATCAAGTAACACACGACGAAAAAATGGAACAAAACGAAAGTTTAGCCGGTTTACGTGCTGGAGTGTCTTTAGCAAAGTCAGGTGTGCAAAAAATGAAGGTAATGACTGATACTTAATGGCTAAACAGACAGAAAAACAAAATAAAAAAATTGCAAAGGTAATGCGAGAGTTCAAAAAGAAAAAATTACCTATCGGAAAGTCGAAAAAAAAGGTAAAATCTCGCAAACAAGCTATCGCTATAGCTTTGAATCAAGCTGGTTTAAAGAAAAGGAGTTAATCTATGAAAAACCCAGGTAAAAGACCTATTGATCATCAAATGTTTGTTGATAAAGATGGTTTAAAAAAAGGTGGCGTTGAAATAGAAACAACAAAACCTACTGAAACTCAGGTAGAAAAAGTTGGCGGACAAAAACGCATGCTTCCTGAGAAAAAACGTAGTGCCAAGTGGTACTAATTAACAAAGGAGGTATATCATGATGATTTTTGGATGGAACCCCATGGATAAGTGGAACAAGCTTAACAAAAAGGGCAAACTATTCGTGGTCGCTGTTGCAGTTATTGTTGTTGTAGCAATCGTTAAAGGTATTTAACAATGCTTAATCTTTTAATCGGCCCCATAGGTAGCATGGTCAAGGATGCGGTTACAGGTTTTGTTGAAACAAAAAAAGCAAAAGCTGACCTGGCACTCACTGAAATAAAAGCACAGAAGTCTCTGAAAGAGCAGCAGATTGCGGGCAAAATTTCGTGGGAGGCAACTGCGGTTGATCAAATGAAAGGGAGCTGGAAAGATGAGTTTGTTTTACTCGCTTTAATGGTTCCTGCAATTTGTGCCTTCCTTCCTTTTATGCAACCACACATTGAACGTGGGTTTGAAATTTTGGAAACTTTACCGGAGTATTACACCCATTTATTATATTTAGCCTGCAGTGTCAGTCTAGGGGTTAGGGCGGCACCTGGTATCAAGGGCATGATTTCTAAAAAGAAATGACAATCTGCATAAAGTGTCAGTGTGCTTGTCATTGTGACACCTCTTGTATTTGGTGTGGCTGTGTAGGATG